TCGATAAACATGGTAGCGCGCCGCCCACTGTGAATGGTAATCAAGTGAATCTGTGTGGAATCACAATCAAACCATATTATAGACTTTTCAAAAACGACTCGATAAACATGGTCGACTGAAAATATTATGTACCATTCTGTCTAATATTCTCTAATACGACACCGAAAGTAAGATCGAAGCATATTTTAAGGGGAAACACGAGAATGTCTTACATGGAATTACAGATGTATCTACTAAAAACGAAATTATCGAAATAAAGTGTTGGATGAAATACAAAGAATCATTGGGTCAACTGTTAAGTTACAACTTTACTGGAGATAAACGAACTATGATAGCTGCATTTTTTGGTAAATGTAACTATAACGAAACAAAGAAAAATAAAATTATACACTTGTTCACTTCACATGGTATTCGTGTATTGCAATTGGGACGGAATGTAAATGGTATGCTTCAAGTCAATGAATTGAGTGATAATGTACAATCACATTTTGATACACAAATTACGGATTTTGTTCGAAAATACATTGTGCCTTGTCCAGATAATATACTTTCGAGACGAGAAGTTAAAAGTTTTTATAAACAGTTGTACCAAAAGAATTTTAATATAAATGAATTTGAAAAAATCATGGAAATAGAGCATAACTCAGAATACAAAAAAAGTCGATTTATGTATAAGCATTTTAGAGGATGGTTGCATTTTGCCATTGATTATAGTATGTGAGGGCATCTTTGTTATCAACTTGTAATTTTTAATTTTAAATTCCAAGTTTCAAGAAAAAGTTGGTTACAAATGAAATTAAAAACAAGAATCTTCGAAAAAAACTGCAGCTACTGCAGCTAAAAAAACAACCTTGATTATTATTACCATAAACAAGCTTATTTTACGACTGATATAATATTTTAAACCAATAACAAACTGCAGCTAAAAGTGCAGCTGAGCTGCATTTGTGTTTTTAAAATTGCAGCTAAGATACAAATGAAATTCCAAGCCATCCTCTATAGTTAGTATTATTTGTACGAGATTGTTTATACTCGATATTATACTTCTCCATTATTTCCTTTTCAAAGTCATCAATGTCAATTTTCTTATTGTAAATTTGCTTGAATCTCTTCTTGACTTCGCTCTTGGTCAATACCGCATCATCTTGTCTCTCAATGTTGTTCTCAATAAATTCTAATAATGTATCATCTTTGTTGTCCTCAAGATATTCCTTTGCAAGCTCGTTAACATCTTCCGGCTCTTGTAATCCATTGGCTTGGTATTCTTTCCAATACTCTATTAACAACTCAAAGAACTCTCTCTTGCATTCTTTAAGCTTGTCCAAGATTGTCTCGTCCATCCTCTTTTCATTTGCTCGAGTTGGATTCTCCACAAACAAACTTGGGAACTTGATAATTTTAATCCTCCTCTTAATACCTCCATCATTATCGCTCAATGTTGGTTTCTTATTACACATTATAAATACCTTGAATTGAGGTTGGAAATCTGCCTCTGCCCTGTAATGCTCACGACTGCTAATCCTCTCTCCTCCAGTCCATGCTTTCAACTTGTCCACTTGCAATGGCTCCTTTGAACTTGGCTCCGGAACAATCGCAATACGCTTGCCCTTCAACTTCATCACAGCACTGTTGGCTTCATTGGCATTCTCAGCCTTTCTTGTAATAATTGTCGGTCGTGGTTGCTCATAATATACACCAAACATTTCCTTGATAAGTCCACAGAGCACACTCTTACCATTTTTTCCGTAACCTTCTAGAATAAACACATTTTGTAATATTTTTCCCGATAAACATATAGCTAATATTTTTAGAAAATAATCTCGTGTCTCCTTGTTTGGTAGAATGTCTTCAAAGAATTGTTTGAGTAATGTCATCTTTTCTTGGTCAATAGAATCAGAATGTTGCACGTTCAATGACATTGTTAAATAATCACCCTTTCTACCTTCTCTAAAAACATTCTCACTAAGGTCATATACGCCATCCTGTAAACCAACCAAGTTGGTATTAGAGTTCATTACGTCATCAATTGTCTCGTCCATAAATTCTGTCTTCCACATTTTAAGTACATTTTCCCGAGTAACGTTGTTTCCAAGGTCTTCAATAAGTCGATGAATTCTTAATATCATTTTCTTGCTCTTGCCTTGTCGTGTCATCTCTGTTTCAATTGTACTAAAGTCTGTTTTTATACGCCTATATTCAACATTCATATTCACAGCTTCTTTCTTCCCCCATTTATACTTTTCCTCATTCCATTCATACCAATAATTATTTGAACTGTAAATATACTTTTTGTCTTCTCCAATCAAATATTGAATGATTTCCAAAAGATTCTCTGTGTTTTTGTATTTGACATACTCTATATACTTTTGATTCAATTGGGGGTCTTCTGCAAATGTTTCTGACAAATCTGCCAATGTTAGTAATTCATCTTCTGCTGCATTTACATTGATAATGTTCAAATTGTTAACATTCAAGTTGACAAACCTATTTATATGTTGATACTCTGCAGGAATGATGATTCGATTGTTTCTCGGAAATGTTGACCCACATTGTGTACAAACAATGCAATAACCAGATTCATCAATTTGATGTCTTGCATTTCCACAACTGCATCCAGTTAGCCTTCTCAATAACTCATTTTGTACCAACCCATCAATCATCCTATTATCTCTGTTTACTACCACATTTGTTGGATTGTCATTGTAATTTGTTTCAATGTATCGTCCCACTTCTTCTCTAAGTCTTGTTTCAATGAAGAGTGCTTCATAACGCTCTGGATTAACTCTTTTGAATATGTCCAGTATGTAGTCCTTGGGTACTGGTTCTCCATCATAATCCCTATTGATCCAATCATTCCATTGACTATTCAGATGTAGTGGGTCGTACTTGTCCATGTTCCGTGTGCTATAAAAATCAAACAATTGACGTCCTTCATTGAATGTTATTTCTCCAAGCTTACAAAAATCCACCAATGAAAACCCAATGTTTCTCCATGTTTCATAATCCTCGCTTATAGGAATTGTTGACAACACCTCTTTGAGTGCATTGTAATTAGCCGATTTTCTTATCTCTTTTTTTGTTAATTTATTTAAACATTCGACTTCATGTTCCATAAGGTCTCTAATTATGTCATTACAAACAATGTCATAACCCTTTCCTTGATAACATCCACTTCCATTAGAAAGAATGTCAATGTGTAACCCTCCTACATTTTGTTTCTTTTTATTGAAATTGGAGTGATACTTGAAAAACACATGATACCCCCCATTAAGAGACCTTGTTACCAATGTGTTTACTTCTGAGATTCGACCAAAAGCTTCTTCAAACCACTGGAGACCTTTAAAGTCGTCATCTTTTTTATCCAGATCGATTACTATTATATCATTAATTATACCCGTGAGCACCATAAAATTGTCCTCTCCATTATATATTGAATCCGTTAGTTCATTCCACTTTGATGGTAAGACAACTTTATCTTTTCCATGGCTCATATCAATTCCTATTCTCACTAGCTTAGAAAATTGTTCCATTTTGTTTTTTATTGATCTTTCCTAAATCTTTAAATTAAAAATCGAATCCGATTTTTACTTTGAAAACGAATTTACAATAAATTTTAAATTGGCTCGATAAATACGCTTCAAAAACCAAATGTTCCCTCGCCGCCCACTGCGTAATCGTGAGCGTCAGCCACGATGAAGCTGTGTGGAACTTTAAGTGTCTCTTATACTTACAGAAAGTTCTCCTTCTTGTTGCACATACATTTTCCCTTTGTATATTGCAAAACTTGTTGCTTCTTCCAAATCATACTCTTCTATTTCTTTCAAATCTAAACTCGCTTTAAAAAAGTTGCGTCCATGTTGAATAAACAGCTTGTCGTCCTCCATTATTATTTGCGAATAATTGCTGCTATTACCTAAATCTTCTGTATTACGGCTATTGTCATTTGCAAAATCAATTCGGACAATGTCACCCTGTCTTAAAATAGCATATAATGCTTTTTTATCCATCGATATCTTAATTGCCGTTATCGACCCACCTTCCCAAGGGATCCCTAGGGATGTCATCAATTTTGGTTTCGTCCCCATTTTCCATTTCTTTAAAGTACCATCAGCATCTCCCACATATATGTTCTCACTATTACCTTCTATTGATGTTATAGGAGTTTCATTTTTGTTTGCTTTAAATGATGTTTTTTCTCCACGTTGAAATTCATTAATTGGTAAAGTATGTATTTTAACAATCCCATCCTCATCTCCTGTATATAATGTATCCTCTGTTAATAACATACAACTAAAAAATGCACTTTCACTTGCTTGAATGTCACCTATTTGCTTTTTAGTTTTCAAATCTATTAGAAATATCTCCGATTGTGTTTGTAAATATAGTATTCCCCCTTTTACATCTGCCTGAAGAATGTCATAATGTGTTTTTTCAAGCTTATATATATCTTTTGTCTCTAAATTTATTGCTGCTATGTCGTGTTCTGAGAACACACATAAATAACCCTCTTTTATCACAATCTTGGAAGCATCCTCTATTCCATGCTCATACTCCTGTGTTGTGTTGTATCCTTTTGGAACCACTGCATCTATTAACATCTTTGTGTATTTTGATGGTGATATTGAATCCCATCCTTGCATAAATGGCAATAATAGTGTTTGATTTGGAATAATCAAGTAGTCCTCCAATGTGTCTACACCTTGAGCACCATTTACTATCTCCTCACGTGTAAACAACTTGTAAACTACAAATCCTGGCACCTGACCATGATTCATGCTTGCACCATATGTTCCTAATATATTTCCTATACGCCTTCGTTTTCCTCCAAATAAAGGCAATGCGTACCAAGTTTTTTTGGATTCTTCAAATATACGTTTTGCTGAACCCAATGTTATATACATTTGATTTGATATAACTCTTACAAACATTCTAAGAGTAGGCTTACCAGTCATACCTGTCAAATAATCTTTTTCTTGTTTAGGCGTTGTGTATATACTCATGATGTAGTCTGGGCGTTCTTTTGCTCTATCCGATAACAATGAATTGGCAAACTCACCTTTAGTTAAACAAGTACCTTTCTTGAATTTACCCTCTGCATTAGGTACCTTTATTGTAAAAATATCATTGTAATCGTTTTTATCATACGGAACCAAAGTTATAGGACTATCATTACTACACGTTTCTGATATCCATGAATCATCTGTCAAAGAATCATGATGCCAATGTAAAAAATGTAGAATCTTCTTCAAATGTTGACATTTACTTATACTTAAACATATAAAAAAAAATATGTTTATTTGTTTTTGGGCCCTAAATTTCATAATAAGAAAAAAATTATATTAACAATTGTTAAGATGAAACGTATATTTACAATTATTGCTTGCTTTTTTATAATATATGTACTTCTACTGTTCCTTTATCCGAAACATTATAATGTAAAAGCTTATTACATAAACGTCGATACTGCAATTGAAAGAAATTATAGATTTATATCTAGAATTCAAAACAAGATACCATTCACGCGTGTTTCAGGTGTTGTACCAAACAAACTTGTAAAATACAAGATTAAGCATAACAACGTTTGTACTTCAAACACAGAACGAGAATTTTGCTGTTCGCTTTCTCACTTAAAAGCTATACACCAAGCTTTCCATGATAAAATTGATGTTGCCCTAATAATGGAAGATGATATAATTTTTAAAAAACAAAATGTCAACTGGAATGAAATAATCATTACAGCACCTAATGATTGGGAAATTCTTCAATTGTTTACATTCAATACTGATGCATATCAAAGTAAACAATT